TACGTACATCAATGATCTGGCTCTATCACTAGCAATAATTTTTCTAACACCCTTAATAATAAAACTTATTTTTCTTTCTGATGATCTAAAATCAGTCAAACCTGAAAGCTGTTCGTAATAAATTGTTAAAAGTTCTTCACCTACAAACGGATAATTAACAAACAGACCTATCTGATCATTAACAAGCATCTCACCTTCAATAGTAGGTTTAAAAATAGACTGGTAAATGGAGATTTCCACTATCTGAGGAGTGATATTCAACTCATCAGACCCGTTAAATTTAGTCATAGAGACTTTTGTAAGTCTAATGTCTAACGGATTTAAATTAGCCATTACTTAAAAGATCTTTTAGTTGCTGTTTAAAATCAATAATGTATTCTGGTTTAAGAAGATTAATTTCTCTTTTTTCTTCATTTTTATCGTATTCATATTTCCATATACTTACTGGAGTCCATCCTGCAGGGCTGTTCAATTTAACATATGTTTCACGAGTCATTTTATAATTATATGAGTTTATATCTGCTTGTGAATCAGAATTTAAACCTTCATAATAATAGTAAGCAATAGAAGAAGTAATATTAGTTGAGTTTAATCTTTCTGCAGTAGTATTATATTTTGCTTCCATGTAAGCTTTAAACTGTCTATCATCCATCAACCAATCTTTATATGGGTCAACTACTCTGTTAACCATATAAATTAACCAATCTAAAGATGAATCACCATACTCATTAAAAGCAACCATATCTGCTCTTTCACCATCTCTAAGAGTATACTTAAAAAAAGAATTATAATCACTAAGAAATTTTTGTACTACTTCTGTTTCAACTAAAAGATGAGTAGCTTTAATATTATTATAATTGATATAAGGATAATAATTAAATAGAGACATTATCTTTCCCCAGGACCTCTAGTTCTTAAAGCATCCAGTCCCGCTTCAGATGCTGAACGACCACCTGTAGCAATAAAGTCACTTCTAGTAAGAATATCAATCTCTTGAAACCCTAGAGACAATTCTATTGATACAGGATTACCATCTCTAAAGAATGCTGGTGCTCCTGATCCTGCACTATTAACATCTAGTCTTGTTATAAATGAATCTCTTACATTAGGCATATTTGCTTTACTTGCACCTGTAATAAAATCTAAAGTAGCAAGATAAGGATACTCTAAAGCAAAACCGCCTGCTATAATTTTAGGATGCATAAGTCCTTTTATAAGAGTTATCATACTTTGAACTTTTCTTGCTTCATCTTCAGATTTAGGAGATAACTTCCAAGTAAAGTTGTAATTTTTTAATTTAACACCATCAAAGATAGTAGTGAGGTGAGGGTTACGAACAACACCAAATTGAGATTGAGAAAATTTACCTATACCTGTATCGGAAAGACCAGGAGCAAGAGCAGCAGCATAACCTGCAATTTCTTTAATCTGGTCTACACCAAAGTTACCGGTATCTGCCATAGCTTTATAGCGTTCTAACTGAGTAGAACCTGCAGTCATAACTTCAGAGGGAGCATTACCTAATAGCTCCATCTTTTCACCACTAACATCCATATTAAAAGAATCTGTAATACCTTGTGGTATAGGTAATCTAATAATAGAAGCTGTAGTAGATCTAGCGACAGAACCTGGTCTTGGTCTAATATACTCTTTTAAAGATAAAACAGTATAGAACTCAGGTACTACTTCTGGAAATCCAAACTTCTGGTAATTGTCTACTCTTACGTCAGGCATTTTAACCCCTATAAATATTCTTATTATTTATGGTAGTATTATAACATGGCATATAAAGGTAAGTTCAGACCTAAAAATCCTGAAAAATATAAGGGTAACCCGACTAATATAATTTATAGAAGCTTGTGGGAATTAAGATTCATGAGACATCTTGATACACACCCTTCTATACTTCAATGGGCATCTGAAGAGATTATTATACCATATGTGAGTCCTTTAGACAATAGAATTCATAGATATTTCCCGGATTTTTGGTTAAAAATAAAAGATAAAACTGGTACAATAAATACTATGTTAGTAGAAATTAAACCTTTTAAGCAAGTAAAAGAACCGGTAAGACAAGATAAGATTACTCGAAGATATATTAATGAAGTAAAGACATATGGTATAAACTCTGCAAAATGGAAAGCAGCTGAAAAATTCTGTCTAGATAGAAATTGGCAGTTTAAGATTCTTACAGAGAAAGATTTAGGGTTAGATAAAATTTAATGGCGATTTTTACAGATATTCTCAACCAGGGTAGAACTAATGCTACTACTACCGGTATCATAAAACCTGGTTCTGTAGAAGCAAGAGATTGGTATAGAGATAAAGCAAAAGAAATTAGAAGCGTAAGAATAGAATCACTGATTAGACAGAATCCTAGTTATGCACGAGCCGGTATCAGACCAGGTTATATGTATCTTTTCCAATATGATCCTAAGTTTAAAGAGACATTACCTTTTTATGATAGATACCCATTAGTCTTTCCTTTTGAAAGTCAAGGTGATAGCTTTTTAGGTATGAATCTACATTACTTACCTCATATTTACCGAGCAAGACTTATGGATATGCTCTATGATATGGTTAGTAATCAAAAGTATGACGATACTACAAGATTAAGAGTTTCATATCAATTACTTAATTCTGCTGCTCGTTATAAATATTTTAAACCTTGTGTTAAAAGATATCTTTATAATCATGTACAGAGCAGATTTCTTTTAATACCTGCAAACGAATGGGACATTGCATTATTTTTACCTCTTGAAAGATTTGATAAGAGATCTAAAAATGATGTATTCAAAAGTACAAGAAAGATAATAAATGGCCTTTAATGTAGATGAGATGCTAGGTGTTATTAATGGTTTAGGAGGTTTAACTAAATCTTCTAAATTCTTAGTACGAATAATACCACCTCGTCAACTGTTTGGACTTGCAGGTAGTTATCTAGATTTTCTTTGTGATAGTGCTAGTTTACCTGGTGTATCCTGGACTACAGATGAAATCAGAATGCCTGGTTATGGTAATATAGAAAAACGTCCTTATAGTTCTGTATTTACTGATATGAATTTAACATTTTATAATGACTCAGATGGTAGAGTATTAAGATTCTTTCATCAATGGATGCAATCAGTATATAATTTTAATGAGAATACAAACCCTAATGCTACTGCAAAAAATTTATTTAATAACACATTTGCATACCCACAAGAATATTATGGTAATGTAGAGATTTACCATTTTGATGATTCTGGAGTAAATGTTATTAACTATACATTAATTGAAGCATACCCTTTGAGAGTAGATGATGTTGCGGTAGATTGGAATCAAGATAGTACTCTATTAAAGATACCGGTAGTGTTCGCGTATACATACTGGTCATCTGAAACTCTCGATCCAGGAAGAGTAAGCTATTTTTCTTTCTCAACAGCAAACTCTCTCGATAACTTTCAACCTAGAGTAGGTAGAGGTATAGGTGGTTTTCGTGAGATTTTAAATGTTACTTCACCATTATTAATTCAAAGACAAACAAATCTTTTTGCAAGTGCAATTCCGTTATTTTAATTGAGGATTATTTGATATGGCATTACCTAAAATTAAACACCCTACTTACAATATAACTATACCTTCTACTAAAAAGCAAGTTAACTTTAGACCTTTTACTGTACAAGAAGAAAAACTTCTTTTGATGGCTAGAGCGTCTGAAAAGACAGAAGATATAGTAAAAACTTTAAAACAGATTATTCAAAATTGCATAATTGAAAGTATTGAAATAGATAAGCTTGCTACATTTGATATAGAGTATATCTTTTTAAAGTTACGCGCTAAATCTGTAGGTGAAGTAGTAGAACTTGAATATAAAGATGAAGAAGTTCCTATTAAGTTTAAAATAAATCTAGATGAAGTTCAAGTAAAGTATAACCCTGATCATAAAAATAAATTTATTGTTCATGAAGATATAGGTATTTCTATGAGATACCCTACACTTGATGAAATAAGTTCTATAGATGACAGCGAAGATAAAGAAAAAGCAATTTTTAATATTTTATTTAATTGTATAGATAAAATCTACGATAATGATAATGTCTATACTGATTTCACTGAGAAAGAATTACAGGATTTTATCGATAGTTTACCAATGGATGCATTACAAAAAGTTAAGGAATTTTTTGATACTATGCCATCGGTAGAGCATAATGTGGTGTTAAAGAATTCTAAGGGTGAATCTAGAGAGATTCTTCTGAAAGGTCTCAATAGTTTTTTTACGTAACGACCGGGTATTCTAATATCGCGGTCTATTATCAGACTCTTTTTTCTTTAGTACAACATCATAAATATAGTTTGACAGAGGTGTACGATATGTACCCATACGAAAGAGATTTATTTGTAGATTTACTTTTAAATCATCTTAAAAAGGTAGAAGAAGAGAGTAATAAAAAATAATGGCTAAAAAATCTAGGCAGTTTTCAACTAGCGAATTTACATTAGAACAGGTTGCTAGTAACACCACATTAAAAAAAGCCTATGAAGAAGCTTTAGCAGAAGAAGCAAAACTAGCTGCTGAAAAAAAGCAAGCTGCTTCTGAGCGTAGAAAAGAACAAAAAGCAATTAGAGATGCTGAAAGACAAGCAAATAAAGAAGCATTAGAAGAAGCAAAAGAAAATAAAAAAGCATCTAATAAGAGTAATACTGCTGCTAAAGAAAAACAGAAAAAAGTAGAAAAGCAGAATAGATTAGAAAATGTAACTAAAAGATTATCAGCCGTTGATAGAGTAGAAGGTGTAGTATCAGGTACTGCAAAAAATATCGTCAGAACAGTAACTTCTAATATTACAGGCGGTCTAGGATTTAGAAATTTTACACCAAGAGCTGTTGCAGCTAATACTCTACAAGCAGCTGGTTTAGGTAGTTTAGTGTCATTAGGTCCTCTATTTGGAGGTGGTAAACCAAGCAAACCTCAGGATAATAAACCTACTGTAGGATTAGATATTGCTCCTCTTATAGTTGGATTTAAAGCATTAGAAGTTAAATTAGATAATATTAATAATAGTATTATAAACTCTAATGAATACTTACAAGATTTAATTGCAGGTCAATCAGGTGCTGCTAGAGAAAGAATAGAAGCAGAAAGAGAAAGAAGAGCAAATATTACTCCTAGAAACGAAGGCGTTTCTGCTCAAGAAAGTAAAGGTGGTTTACTGAGTACATTGAGTGGTTTATTACCTTCTTTAGGATCACTGAGAAGTATAATTCCTACTCTTACAGGTTTATCCGGACTATTTACCGGTCTTATAAGATTTGCTGGTAGTATTGGTGGGACTGTAAGATTCTTAAGTACACAGGTTGCATCTGCTACTAGATTTATAACTCCTGTTCTTATATCTCTAGCATCTTCTTTAGGTGGGTTGCTAAGATTTGTTTTAAGAATAGGTGGTCCTATTGCAATTCTTGCAAGCACTCTTTTATCTTTAGAACAAAAAGATTGGTCAGAAATATTAGGTAATTTAAGTAAAGTTTTTGATGATCTTGCTCAAGGTAAATTTTTAGATGCAATAACTAGATTTATCGGTACTATTGGTGATACTTTAATAACTGGAGTGGGTAGACTTGTAGCTGATGTTCTTGAATTTTTTGGATTTGAAGATACTGCTAATACTATAAATGAATTTTTAGATAATATGGATCTAGCTACCACTCTAGTAAATACAGTAACCAATATAAAAGATGCTATAGTAAATGCTTTTATTACAGCTAAAGATATTGTAGTTGATTGGTGGAGTAATTTTTCTCTAAGTGACACATTAACTAGTGCATTTGAATCTATTAAAACAAAAATATTAGATTTTGTAGGAGAAGAAAACTTACAAAAAATTTATGATGTATTGAGTTTTGATGTAGGTGGTTATATAGCGGGTAAACTAGGTGAGGTTGTTGATAAAATAAAGAATATGTTTACTGATATTATTAATGTTATAGGTGAATATCTATATGAAAAAGGTAAATTATTCGAAAAGATAGGTTTATCAAATCCATTTGAGGGGTTCAAACAACAACCAACTCAAGCACAAACTGTTACACCTCAATCTTCATTTACATCTTTAGCAGCTGCTGGTCCTGCTGTGCCTTTATCAGCTCAAACTACAGTAGAAGAAATTGCTCCTGCATATGATGAAACTGGATTTGGACCAAGATATACACAGGCTAAAGAAACCTTTACACCATTAGTTAATACTAAAAACATTTCTATGGTTGCTCAATCTGGTTGGAGTGCTATGGCAGCTGCAGGTGCACCTAAGATAATAGTTGTTCCAGGGTCTGGTACTATGAATAATTCTAGAGAACCAAGCACACCTCCTAGAATAAGTTCAGGGGCAGTTTCCACCGCCCCTGCACCATCATTGATGGACCAATCTCTTTATGGATTCGGTCCCAATTATTATTGATCTGAAGCTAACTTCTTAAAAAAACTCAAATCATCATCATCCTCATCCCAAGGTGCTGAAGACTCTTGCTTAGCTGCTGGAATTGCAGGTGCAGGAGCTGCACGTTGTGGTGTCGGGAATGCTTCATCTTCATCG